GTCAAAAGCATTAAATAAGCAGGTAGGGGGCAGTCATTACAAGTTGCCGATACAGCCAGTTGAGTTTATTTACAAAAACGATCTGGATTATATTCGCGGAAACGTCATTAAGTACGTAACCAGAAAGAAGAATGGGGCAGAAGATATACTGAAAGCCATTCACTATTGCGAGATGTTATTGGAGTTGGAGTATGGCGAAGAAGAAGAAATCTACGGTAGCACAGGAAGTCGAGAAAGCCGCAAAATTGCTACAAAGATTAGTTAGATTAAAGGCATCAGATGACAACGGCTATTGCCAGTGTGTGACTTGCGGAAAGATAGATCACTATAAGAATATGCAGGGCGGTCACTTCTACAGTAGACGACACACGGTGTTTAAACTTTTTGAAGAAAACATTCATGTTCAGTGTCCTGCTTGCAACCAGTGGGGTATGAAAACAACAAAGATTCAGGAGGCTTATCGCATTTACATGGAAGATGTGTACGGTGTAAGGCGCATTAGGGCAATGCAACGGTTGGCTTGGAGGGCATCCCCTAAGTTTAACCGAGATGAGGTCATAGCTTTTCAACGCGATTTAAATGAAAGAATACAGGATGAAGTGTTTAGAATCGGGGATTATTAAATTAATTTACAAAAGGGTTTACATTTAGGTTTAAATAGTATGTAATGTAATCTCAATCAATCAATAAAGGGTATCAATATGAAATTATCAAACTCAAGAATAGCCGCACAAAACAGAGCCGCACGTTACTTGGCTCAAAAAGCATTCGAAAAAACTCAGAAAGAAGACCATGATGCAGATATGTTTATGGCTTTTATAACTGGCATATCGGTTGCAGTAGTTGTTGGTATGGGTTATCAAATGTACGTACTGGGGGCGTTGTAATGTCTATTAGCACTGTTAAAAACAATATAGCTGAGAGCATCTTATCTATGAAGCAAGATTGGGATGGTGACATTTTAGAACTGGATTGCGATTGGAAAGACCACTTCTGTTATATATTCTTAGACGTTATGGAGTCATGGTGGGATGATGTATTACCTTACCCTGTCATTGACCGTAGAGGCTTTCTGGAGTTGCTGTATAACGGCTCTAACGAAGAGAGACTGTCAGGGGTTTTACGTGACGATATTTACCTCGCCATTGAGCCAACATTGCGTGACATAGTTCAAGAGGTATATGATGAAGTTCACAATACACCTGTAGAAACATTTGCAGGTTATGAGAGAGGGCAATAAGATGATAGATTTTTTAGGAACAGTGACAGCTATATTTATTCTTGCATATTTGATGAGGGGATCATACTTTATAGTACAAGATGCACAGAAACGATGGGAAGAGAGAAACAAATAGACCAAGGCTCCCCTAGCCTTTTGAGCCAGATTAGTCCACTGGTGGTCGAGACGGACTATTAATTTAATGCATAACGCAGATGATTAAATAGCATTATTGATCATAAGCTAACCTGTATAGAATGCGCCTCCACCAACCAGAGAGGCATTTATGATTCTATATATGATCGTTTTTTGCGTTATTAGCCTATGCGCTATAGCCAAAGATGAATTTAATTAACACTTTTAGTAATTTATAGTATACTGCGGCAACTAATTACATACGGAGCAAGGTATGGAGTTGCAATTAGTAACCAAAATCAATGAAGTTTACAAGCGAGAGTGGTTTGATTTGCTTGATAAGATAGATCAGATCACTCAGACTCTTGGCTATGCTGAGTACAACAGGCAACAATTCAGGGCTGAGATCATTAACTGGTGCGATGAAGTCGATGCCAAGTTAAATGAACCACCACCAGAACCTATAATCCCACAACCTTTATCAGAAGAAGTATTTGGAACAGAGCAGTAATGGGCAGACCTAAGTGGATACCAGACGAACTAACCTGCAAGAAAGCTAAAGACATGGCTTCTAGAGGGCTTACGATCTTACAGATAGCCGATTGCCTTGGTGTAAGTCACACGACCATCTACGAAAGACAGAACGAGTTTCCTGAGTTTGCTGAGGCTATAAAAAGGGGAAGAAGTCAAGGAATAAAAGAAGTTGCTAACGCTCTGTTTGATAAAGCTGTTGGGGGTGATACCACTTCAATGATTTTTTACCTCAAGAAAAGAGACAGAGAATCGTGGGGAGATGAGTACATTGACCCAGTAAAAGAAATCCCTCCTATCAATATTATCGTAGACAGCAATGCAATTAACCAAGCCACAAAGTGAGATATTTTGTTCTAACTCTCGCTTTCGCGTATGTGTGGCAGGTCGCAGATTTGGCAAGACCTTTCTTTCAACAGGTGAATTACTCAAAGCGGCCATTGGTGGAAAGAATAGAAACTGTTGGTATTTAGCCCCCACCTATCAGGCGGCCAAAGAAATTGCTTGGTCTATGCTAATCGACACAATCCCAAAAGAGTACATCGTCAAGACAAATGAAACAGCCCTTACATTAAAGCTAATTAACGGATCAATCATTAGCCTAAAGGGTGCAGAGAAAGCTCAGAATTTAAGAGGAAGGTCGCTTGACTTCTGTGTTCTAGATGAGTTTAGTGATATGCGGCCAGAGGCATGGTACGAGGTTATACGTCCGTCACTGTCTGATAGGCAGGGTTCAGCCCTATTCATTGGGACACCTAAAGGCAGAAACCACTTTTACGACTTGTGGGCATCTGGCTTAAACCAAGAGAATGATTGGCAGAGTTTCCAATATACAACCCTGCAGGGTGGTAATGTTCCTGAATCAGAGGTTGAAGCGGCTAGAATAGACCTAGATGAGCGTACTTTTAATCAAGAATACTGTGCAGAGTTTGTTACCTACAGCGGTTTGATATATTATGCGTTTAGTAGAGAACTATCTGTCGCTGATTGTAGCGATGAAGGTACTTTGCATATTGGTATGGATTTCAATTTAGATCCCATGTCAGCCGTAATCAGTGTACGTAGAGGCGAGATGCTGTATGCCGTTGACGAGATTGTCATGTATGGGTCTAATACTGACGAGATGGTTACGGAGATTAAAGACCGTTACCCTAACCGTTATATAATTGTTTATCCTGATCCCGCATCAAGACAGCGCAAAACAAGCGCAGGTGGTCGTACAGATTTGTCGATCTTACAGAACGCAGGGTTCGCGGTGAAAGCCAAGAAGTCCCATGCTCTGGTTAGAGATAGAATAAATGCAGTGAATAGCCGTTTACTAAGTAGCAATGGTGAACGTAAGTTGTTTGTTAGCCCTAAGTGTAAGCAGACTATTAAGAGTTTGGAAAGGCAGACATACAAAGAAGGTACAAGCATACCAAATAAGGATGGGTTTGATCATATGAATGATGCCCTCGGTTACTTGGTAGAATACCTGTTCCCTGTTCGCACAGAATACAACACACCACAACCTACTAGGTGGACTTGATGAGATTGAACGCAGATACAACACACCCTGACTATGATAAATACGAGAGCCGATGGGAGTTCTATGTTCGCTCTTATCTGGGTGGAGAAGATTACTTTAATGGCGCATATCTAACGCGCTATATATCAGAAACCAGTGATGACTACGACCGCAGACTTGATCTGACACCCCTAGATAACCACGTAAAGAACATCGTGCATATCTATTCTAGCTTCCTATGGCGAGTGCCACCTACTAGAGCATATAACAGTGCGGCTAACAATGTCGCCTTAGAACCGTTTCTAGATGACTGTGACCTTGAGGGTCGTAGCTTTAACGCGTTTATGCGTGAGTGCCAGATATGGGCAAGCGTCTATGGTCATGTTTGGGTAATGATGGACAAGCCTAAATCTAACGCAGGTACAAAGGCAGAAGAGTTAGCCCAAGACATAAGACCTTATGTGACTATGTTTACGCCTGAGAACGTCTTAGATTGGAACTACGTTAGAACCCCTAGCGGTAGGTTTGAACTTGATTACCTAAAGGTCAGAGAGTCTGTTATACGTGTAGATGAGACGACCACAGAGACTTACTATCGCGTCTGGTACAAAGACCGCGTAGAGTTATGGCATTCTGTTAACGACCTTGATAAGCAGATAGAGGTTGATAACAACGTACTGGGTCGTATCCCTGCTGTATTCCTACCTGCTAACCGTAGCGTTACTAGAGGTATAGGATTAAGCGACATAGCAGACGCAAGCTATATGCAACGCGCTATCTACCAAGAACTATCAGAAATTGAGCAATTAATACGAATATCCAACCACCCCACGCTAGTTAAATCATTTCAAACAGACGCTAGTGCAGGAGCAGGTGCAGTCATTAATCTACCTGATGACATGGATGCAAGCCTAAAGCCTTATCAACTACAGCCTAGTGGACAGAACCTAGACGCTGTACGCGCATCTATAACCGATAAGGTAGAGGCTATTAACCGCATGAGCCATATGGGTGCTGTACGTGGCACAGAAGCTATGACTATGAGTGGCGTGGCTATGCAGACAGAATTCCAAATGCTCAATGCGAAATTAGCAGAAAAGGCTGATCTACTAGAATTAGCTGAAGAGCAGTTGTGGTTGTTGTTCTGTGATTGGCAAGACGTTACCCCTGATGTAGAGATATTCTATCCAGATGCATTCGACCTACGTGATTACGATAAAGAACTAATGTTCCTTCAGCAGTTGCGTTCTACTGGCGTTAAGTCAGCTACCCTATCTATGGAGATAGACAAAAAGATCGCTGATCTAATCCTTGATGATGAGGCTTTAGCTAAGGTTCATGTAGAGATTGAAGAGACTGCTTCTGTACTTGGTGACTTCTCTGACAAGACTCAGATATACAGCTACCACATTGACGCAGGTTTGGTCACTCCTAACGAGGTTAGAGAGAAGATTGGTCTTGATGATGTGGAAGGTGGCGATGAACTAATGGCCGCTAAAGAGGAAAGCACTGGTAGCGACATAGGACAGTTCTAATGGCCGCAGATATTGATCAGTTGCGTGAACTGATTAAGCTTGCTGAAACACATCAGGCAAAGTTAGCAAGCGCATTAGTTAAGCTAGAGAATCGTATAGCTGACATCATGGCTACTGCACCGCTAAGAGATGGAGAGTTGTTTGACTTAGAGTGGGCTGTACAGGCTAGGGTTGTTTTGCGCGAGGCTATAGAGCAAGAATACCTAACGGTTGTAGATGGCTTAGTTCGACAGTATAACGAAGTAGCGGCTAAGGCTATTGCCATGCTAGGGCAGTACGGTGACATTGCTAACCTAGATGCTAGTATTATTCAGCAATTACAGAGCCTAACCTTTAAAGGCTTTGAGGATTTAGGACAACAGTATTTAGATGTCATTGCTAAAGAGGTCTACGAAAGCACCCTAACAGGAACACCATTTGCCGCAAGCGTAGCAACGATTAGAGCCACTGTAGGAAGTGATCTAGGGCGTTATGCTAGTCAGCAGTTACATGATGCCTTAATGCAGTTTGATGCGGCTGTTAATACTAGGATCGCCTTAGAGTCAGGTGCTAAAGAGTTCAAGTATCAAGGGCCAGACGATGAGGTCACTAGAGCATTTTGTGGAAAGCACGTAGGCAAGACATATACTAAAGAAGAAATTGAAGAAATCTGGTCTGGTAGTTGGACTGGTAAGATAGATGGTAATCCATTTATTGTGCGTGGTGGCTATAACTGCCGCCATAGGTTTAGGGCTGTATTTTAAGGAGACAATCATGCCACAAGGTAAAGGTACATACGGTAGTAAGGTAGGACGACCCAAAAAGAAGAAAAAAACCAAGAAATAATTATATGCTACAATGTTAATTCACCAATACTCTATAAGAGGTTCGTAACATGAGCGATGAAATCATGGCATCAGAAGCTGATACTGAGACAGCGGCAGTAGAAACTCAGGAAACCAAGACCTTTACTCAGGACGAACTAGATCGAATTGTTGCGGATCGCGTAGCAAGAGAGCAAAGAAAGTTCGATAAGAAGATACAAGGCATTGATCTGGATGACGCGAAAGATTTGATGGCAAAGCGTGAAGCCGCAGAACTGGAACGACAGAAGGAGCGTGGCGAGTTTGATTCTATTCTGAAGAAAACGGTTGAAAAGAAAGATATGGAAATACAGAGTTACAAAAGCAAGTTGCAACAGACGCTCGTAGATGGAGCGATTCTTGGTGCGGCTTCTAATAATAACGCTGTCAATCCAAATCAAGTATCACAGTTATTGAAAGACCAGACCAGACTATCAGATGATGGAACGGTAGAGGTGCTAGACGGTAACGGTGTACCGCGATACAATGACAGCGGTGATCTGCTATCAGTTAATGAAATGGTATCAGAATTTTTAACAGTAAACCCACACATGGTCAAAGCGTCACAAGGTGGCACAGGCTCGATGGGTAACACTGGTGGCTCTACACAGAAGCCTCAATCTGTGGCAGATATGGTTGCTAACTGGAGTAATGGCGGCAAAGAAGCATTTGCCTCTATGAAGAAAAAGTAACCACCAAACCACTATTTAATTTTTTGAGGATACAATCATGGCCGCAACAACTTCAACAACTCTTGACGATCTCTTTGTAAATATCGTCGCACAAGCACGCTTCACTGCTGAAGAGCAGTCCCTAATGATGGGTCTCGTTACTCAGTACAACATCCAAGCCCAAGCAGGAAAGACCATTCAGGTTCCTAAGTACCCTGCCATTGCCGCGGCAAACTTGACCGAAGGCACTGACATGACTAGCACTACTGTTTCTACTTCTTCAGTTTCTGTAACTGTAGGAGAGGTAGGCGCACAGGTTCTATTGACTGACATGGCTACTTACGGTGACGGCAACCCTGCTGTTGAGTTAGGTACTGTTCTTGGTAACGCTATCGCTACTAAGATTGATACTGACCTTATTGCTTTGTTTGACGGTTTCTCTGGTTCTATCGGAACCGCAGGAGCAGAAATCACTGTAGCTGACCTATTTAAGGCCGCGGCTACTTTGCGTTCTAACAAGGTTACTGGAACTATCAATGCTGTTGTACACCCATTCCAAGCGTACCAGTTGAAAGCTAACCTAACTAACACCTTTGCTAACCCAAATGGTGGCGACTTGCAGAACGAAGCAATGCGTAACGGTTATGTTGGTACTATCGCAGGTATCAATGTATATGAGTCTGCTAACGTATCTATCGACGGTAACGACGATGCTAAAGGTGCTGTATTTGCTCCAGAAGCATTGATGATCGCTATGAAGCGTGACTTCAACATTGCGCCTCAGCGTGATGAGTCACTACGCGCATTCGAGTTAAACGCTACTGCTGTATATGGCGTTGCTGAACTTGATGATGCATTCGGTGTTGAGATTCTATCTGACTCCGCATTGTAAGACTGACTGCCCCTTCTTCGGAGGGGGCTTTCTTATAAGGTAAAATGGTAATGGCATATTCAAGCGATGCAGATTTATTGAAATTAATTCCAGACATTCTCGATCTAGGTATCGAGTCTTTTGTATTGGAACACCCAAAAGCACAGGCAGACATACAGCGCGAGTTACGGATTAAATGGTGGCCGCGAAAGAATATTGCAGGTGAGATGGACAACAGCAAACTTACCTCAACACAGTTTACAATGGCAAGTGCCTATCTAGTATTATGGCGTTACGCTTTACCGCAGTTAACGAACTGGGTAGAGGGTGATCGATTCCAAAGCATGATTGATTTCTACAAGGCGCGATACGGTGAAGAGTTAGAGGCTGTATTGGCTGATGGCGTTGACTATGATGCAGATGGCGATGGCGTTATTAAGGAAGATGAAAAGCAACCTGTAGGACAAAGGTTAGACAGGTAATGGAATTTACTGTTGACGCTGATTTTAAACAAGCATCTCGCGCTTTAAAAAAGAGAGGCAAAGATTTAAAGTCGAGCGTTAAAAAAGCCTTATTAATCACAGGATTAAAAGGCATAGAAATTATAGAAGATAGAACCAGTAAAGGAAGAAGTTACAAAGGTTCGTTTTTTAAGAAATACAATGCTCAATATAAGGCATATAGACTTTCAAGAGGCAGAAGCAGTAAGCCTAATTTAGAGTTTACTGGAAAGATGCTTGGTAGCATGGCGGTAATATCTAGTAGTAGGCAAGCAGAGATTTACTTTACTAGAGGCACTGAATCTAAGAAAGCGGCTATGAATGAAAAGAAAAGACCGTTTTTCGGGTTTAGTCGGAGTGAGCAAAAGCAACTTGGTAAAGTATTTGAAAGGTATTTGAAATGAGCGTAAGAGAAGAAATAGCTGAAAATATTGTTACTACACTAAAGGGCATTAAAAGCCCTGTTGCTGTAAAATATGCTACTCGTGAGCCGTTCGACTTTGAGAAGCTGTCCAACGCTCAATATCCTGCCGTCTTAGTACGTAGTGCTGATGAAAGCAGAGAAGATACATCGATAGGTGGATCGATAACCCAGAGAATGGGTACAATTAATTATGACTTGGTTTGTTTTGTTAAAGGCTCTGCGATTGACAGTGCAAGAAACAACATAATCGAAGCGATTGAAGAAGGTCTTGACGTTGACCGTACTAGAGGCAGTAAAGCCATAGATACGCAGGTAGTCAATGTTGAGATAGATGAAGGTTCTATTGATCCCATTGGTGGGGTCATTATTACAGTCCGTATAGTATATCAGTATACTCGCGGCACAACTTAACTTAACTTAAAAGGTACATATCATGGCGACTAAAACAGGCGCATCTGGAGTAGTAAAAGTACAAGTCTCAGGCACGACTGTTGCCGTGGTAGGCGAGGTACGTTCTTTCACGTTTGACGGTTCAGCAGACACCATTGAAGATTCAGTAATGGGCGATTCTTCTAGAACTTACAAGCAAGGTTTAAAAACCAACACAGTTTCAATCGAATGCTATTGGGATGAGGCTGATGCACAGCAGTTAATTCTTGACGAACGTGCTTCTGTAGATTTTGAAATCTATCCTACTGGCACTGGTTCAGGCGAGACTTTCTTTTCAGGCGGTGGCATTGTAACTTCTCGTTCTATCAGTGGAGCATTTGATGGAATGGTTGAAGCAAGTTTTACCATTCAGTGCAGTGGAGATGTAACCGAAGCACAAGTATAAGGGGATTAAACCATGGGATTAGCAAAAGAGTTACGAAGCAGAAGAAAGTTATCAGCGCGAGAAGTATTAGTGCCTGAGTGGGGTGACGATTCTGGAGCATTTAAGTTATATTGCAGAAGCATTACGTGTTATGACTTAGACCAGTTACAGAAGAAGCACCCTAACTTTTTAAACAATATGACTATCAGTGCAATGGTAGATTTGATTTGCATGAAGGCAGAAGATGAGGGCGGCACTAAGTTGTTTGCATCTGCGGAAGATAGGTTAGATTTGATGGGCGAGGAGACAAGCGTTATATCAGAAATAGCCAATCAGATGTTTGCTGAGATAGAGTCTGCTGAGGAACACGAAAAAAACTGAGAAGCGATCACTCAAGGATGACCATGTTATCTCTGGCTGATCGCCTTCACATGAGTATTGCTGAAGCGGAACAAACGCCCGTTAGTCATTTGAACGAATGGGTTGCATACCACAAAATAGTTGGCGAGAAAAATGATTAAACCTATTAAAATTGCTATTGCAGGTCTCGATAACACAGAAGCAGTATTTGCGGCAGTACAAAAAAGGTTTAGGAAACTTTCTGCAACGATCGACAAGGTTAAAAACCGATTTCCTTTATTAAGTGCATCATTCGCAAAGGTTGGCGGTTTTCTTAAAAGCGCAATATCTACTATTGTCAAAAGTGCATTAGCGATGGGGGCGGCCTTCACGGTTGCCTTATCCGCTATCACTATCAAAACTATGTCTTCTATAGATGCATTAGGAAAGATGTCATCTAAGATAGGAACAACGGCAGGGTCACTTGCTAAACTCCAATTTGCCGCAGAGCAGACAGGCGTATCTGCTGAAACTATGGGTATGGCAATGCAACGCTTTACTCGTAGGGCGGCAGAAGCGGCTAGAGGTACAGGAGAGGCTAAAGGTGCATTGAAAGAACTAAATCTAAGCGCGGCTGAGTTAATTAAGATGCCGTTAGAAGATCAAGTTCTTGCTCTTTCTAAAGCCTTTGCAGAACAGAAAAACTCTGCTGATAAAGTTAGACTAGCTATGAAGCTGTTTGACTCTGAGGGTGTTGCCCTTGTAAACACGTTAGGCGCAGGTTCTGATGGCTTACAGGCAATGTTTAATGATGCTGAAGCATTGGGTCTAGTTTTATCCGAGGACGCAGTAGACGGTGTAGAAGCCGCTAATGACTCCATGAATCGTCTTAAGACATTGTTTGTTGGATTTAGCCGACAAGCCGTTGCCGCGTTTGCTCCTGCAATAGACGAGATAGCAAAATCATTAACTGAACTTGGTTTGAAAGCCGCTGATGGCGATGTTCAGAATATTGGTGAAGTGATTGCAAAGTCTATAGTTGGTGCGCTTATTTCTGTTATTCAAGTAATAGAAAAGATGATGAATGCGTTTGGGCAAATGGCGCATAAGATTCAAGGAATATACAACAGTTTCTTTCCTGATGAAGAGATGAAAAAAGATCAAGAAAGATTAAATGAAATTGTTGGAATATTGGGTCAGCTTGGACGCGGCAATGCAATTTCAGGGAAAGCCCTGTTTGCTGATATTCCTGCACTTAAAGCAGAATTAGCGACTCTGCAAGAAAGTTTGTCTGGCGGAGAGTTTGTTCCGTTTGATTTTAGTGCTTTGATCGAAAAGCTATTAGAAGTCCAAAATAAAGTAGGTGAAACTACAGAAAAAATTAAAACAGACTTCAGTGATGTAGCTGAAACTATTGTCTATAGTTCAGGAAGATGGATTGATAATTTAATTGGCGAATTTTTACTATTTAAAGATGCGGCAGGTGAGGCATTTGGCAGAATAAAAGATCAGGTATTTGACTTTGATAGCGCAATGAATTCATTAGTTACTGGCTCTATTGATGCAATGGTTCAGGGTTTTTCTGACATGATGACAGGTGCTAAGAGTTTTGGTGACGCTATGAAGGATATGGCAAAAACCGTTATTGATGCTTTAATGAAAATGTACATTAAGTACATGATTGTTCAGCCTCTGTTTGACATGATGTTTCCAAATGCAAGAGCAGGGGGAGATGTGCCATCAGGCAAAGCATTAGGCGGCCCAGTGCAGGCTAATACTCCTTATCTTGTAGGTGAGCGTGGCCCAGAACTATTTATGCCTAACTCTGGCGGTAACATTATTCCAAATAACAAAATGGGTGGCGGTGGCAGTAGTGTAGTAGTACAGCAGACCATTAACGTGACTACAGGCGTACAGCAAACCGTACGTGCTGAAATCGTCCAGTTAATGCCTCAGATAGCCCAAGCCGCTAAAGGTGCTGTTGCAGATGCTAGGTTGCGCGGTGGTAACTTCTCTAAAGCAATGGGAGGCGCATAATGCCCTTATCTTTTCCCTCAGTAGGCATTCAAAATATGTCAATGCGGCTAAAACGTGTTGTGGCTGTTGCTGAATCGCCCTTTACTTTAGATACTCAGGTATATACTCATCAAGGCGCAAGATGGGAAGCAGAGGTATCTTTACCTCCACTTA